TTGTGCTGCGTTGTGTGTAAAGTCCAAGAAGAAAATCAATCCACTTGGAAGACTCATAGGCTGAACGCTTACGAGATCGTTTGCAATCAATCCACCGAATACACGGCGAACGATTGGGAATGCAACTGCTGCGAAGCCTTCGACGTCGCCTGCAGCCATAGAAGAAGCTTCACGAAGAAGTTCCTTGGCCTGGTTTTCAAGTAGGACGGCCATGCCCTGCTTCTGCTGTCCTTCGTTAAGACCTTCAAGAAGACCTGTAGCTTCCCACTTGTTAAGTAGAGCTTCGCCTTCCTTCTGGACATTACGAGTGACAACACCTTCTGTTAGTCTTTGTAAAACTGACATTTAGATTACCTCCAAAAAAATGTTATTTGTTTAAATTTATTCCTGCTAATTTCTGCATTCTATTGAACAAAGGATTAGCTGCCTTTTCTTTTTGCTCTTCGCGAGCAGCGACAAGCAACGTTGATCGTCTAGAAACAGCTTCACTGAGCGTGTTTACTTTCTTCTCTGCAGGTGAAGAAGTAACAGTCTCGCAAAGTGTCTCAAACACTATCTTCGCTTCTTGTATGGTTGTGGCTTTGGAAATGGATTCAACAATTTTCTGTTTTTGTCGCTCATTCAGGGAGGCATTCTCTAAAGCCCGGTTAATATACAACAACTTCGCGTTAGAAACATTCGTGGTTTCCAACTTTTCTTGCAAAGCTTCTAATGTTGTAGTGTATTTTTCGATCTGTGCCTCAAGTTTTGTGGCAACAGTTCCTAAAATCTTATTTTCTTTTTGTAGTGCTGCGACTGTGTCGCGCAATTCCTTGTTTTCTTCTTTTACTTCGCTGTCTTGCTCTCTTGCAAGCAACATTGCTTCGTATTCTTGCATAATACTCTCAGGAGTACCAGCCCATCCAGACTTTTGAGGGTCAATATCAACTCTGACTGCCTCTTCTATGTCTTCTACTGTGATTTCCTCGTCAAGATCGAGTTCACTAAGGATTTCTGACACCATTTCAGGCGTAATGTCAACACCGATATCAGCATCAGGAGTTATATCTGCTTCTATATCGGTATCCAAGTCCAAATCTATCTCAGGATCTGCTATTTCGTCCTCATCTGTAATGTCGATACCAATATCGGCATCATCAAACTCTTCGCCCGATGCAAATGGGCCCTCTTCCTCTTCTGGAAGCTCTGCACGGAGGCTGTCAAGCTTAATATTGATTATTTCATCCTCTGGATCACCCATATCAGGATCAAAAGCGTCTGGGATGTTACCAATTGTGCTGTCAGCGAACTCTTGAGCTGTAGCATCACCCTCGGCTTCCCCTGTATCGATTGGGGTGTCAAGAATATCCTCTTCTGCTCCAAGGTCGGCGAAAGGATCATCACCAGGGGCTTCAAGAAGGGTGTTCATTGCTGACCTGACTTCTTCCGAATACTTTTCTATGACAAGATTTTCTGCATTTTTGAGTGCGGCTTCCTTGAGCGCTGTGGCATCAACGATAGCTCTTTCCAGTAGGCTAGACATTATTTAATAACTCCTAAAATAGTATACAATTGTACAAATAGCAATAGTTTCTCTAAATAAATAGTAAATATTTGCGTCAAAAGGAAGGAAAAAAAATCACCTAGGCTTGACTAGTCCTCTAATGCTGTAAAGTGCGCGATGAATTGGTTGTAATTACTTATTGATGCGCCGCCAGTATAAAAGCTTAAACATATAAGATCGCCAGCAGCCAAGGAATCTTCATCCCAAGAAGTGATGGTCTTCCTAGAGACAGTCGGTTCTGTTTCTGTAGTATCAAACTGTTGGCCAGTCTTGAGCCTTGTCCATGTAATTGTTGCGTCTTCAGTCTCATTATCATGGCGTCCTCTCCATAACTTAAAGTAAGGATCGTTGCCAGCTGTATAGTCGTATGAAGTGCTGTCTTTAATTGAAAGAGCGATTATAAAGTTCTTTGCAGTACAAGCAAATGGCACTATAGCATTTGCATAATAGAAATACCCCTGATCTAAGGTTGTTGTAAATGTATTCGCTGTAACATCTGCAACTTCCGTTCTGAGGTTTGACCAATCTGAATAATTTGCTGAACCCATCTCATTTGCATGGACATACATTCTATCTGTGCTGGTTGTTTGGATCTTCATTCGGCCGGCAATACTAATAGCGAAAGTCTGCTTGGATGTTCCGCCGGAAGCATTGATAGTAAGAGTGTCCCCACTCATTGCCGTCGTTACGTTCGTGCCACCTGCAATAGTGAGTGTGTCCCCGGGGGTAATACCTGTGGTGCCACTATCGCCGGCTACCGTAGTATCTGCGACTGTGAAGTCCATGTCTCCGGTGCCGTCTTGATAAGTAACCGTAATACCTGTCTTGGTTCCTACTTGTTCTTGAGTTAGTGATGAGCCGCCGCCTGCAGAGATCTCTGTTTCTGCTATCTCATTTGATACCCAATAGAGCTTTCCGTCTGCTTTACAGTATAATACGCCTCCTGCACCATCAGAAGGTGCTGCAACTGCGATTGTTTCTTTAACGTTGACTGCCCCGAATGATCCGGTTTCGGTGGTTGTTATTTCGGTTCCGCCTAAATCTCCGCCTGGTCCTGCCTTAAATCCCATCAGTACTACCTCTTATTAAGTTTGTTCTATTATTTCAGTGGCGCCACCAGCAGCGGTGTGTGGATAAGACCCGTTTAGAGTTAGATTTGTATCAACGCCCTTTTGGCTTTGATCTGCAGTTCCCCATTCACCAGCACGTGCTGCGTTTATATCAGTCATTTCAGCAAAAATTTCAACAGTTATATCCCCTCCGGCGCCGGCCTTAAGGTATATGCTGGAAGTCCTGACATTGAAAGTTATACTGTCTCTCAAATTGTTGAGGGATATGGCATGGTGATCCCAAGTGTTTGCATGATTGGCAAACCCAACTTGTACATCATCGGACGCCGCATCTTGGTTAATAACAGTTATTGCTCTTGTTACATACGGGAAGTCTACTTTGTAAACTTTTCCTGCGTCAAGCTCTGCACGTATTAGAAATGGGCGTGCACCGATGAGATACGCGCCGGTTGAGCGCATACCTGGACTGCCTGGGTTACGAAACTCACCGGTGGCTGGTGTGTGGCTGAATCCTTTTGCCATGTTCTTATCTCCGTTTACTTATATTCGTTTTCTAAACGCTTTTTCTCTTTTGCGTTCGCTATTTTAATTAGTCTCTGCTTTTCTAATTTCTTCATTCTTCTTTTAACAGATGGTTTTGTAAAATACCTTCTGTCGCGGACCTCATCTAAGATTCCACATTTCTTTACTTTCCTGGAGAACTTCTTTATCATTCTCTCTAGTTGTTCTTGGTCGTGGATTTTAACCTCCACGTGAACTGGTGTTCTTCTTCCCATGATTAATCCTTTACTTTAATTGGTTCCATTTTTGGCCAGCGAAATTAAATAATTCTGTGATGTCTACTCCGGCATCGTTTGGATCTTTTCCGGATAATGGTGAATGTGGCGAAGAGCTTCCCTGAGCGGGTAGCGCTTCTGTGCCCTCAAACACTCCTTGCATCTTTCCTCCGCCGATGGCGTCTAGCATTTTTCTTTTTGTTTCCAATAGCTTTTTACGTTGAGCTTCTTTTCTCTCTTCCGCCTCTTCTTGTGCTTGGAGATTTACTGTTTGTTGTGGTGCTTTGCTTTCCGCAAGTAGACCCTGAGCCTTCGTGATGCCATATGCGACTTCGGCAATCATATCAGAGAGGACACCTTCTTCAAACAGAGTTTCCCTGACGCATTCTTTTATTATCTTTTTTAGTTCTGATCTTTTCATTTACTTCTCAAATTTATACAGTATATTGTTAAGTGCTCGGTCAATCTTGTCACCGCGGGTGAAGATATTTGGACGCTCTCTTGCTTCAGTTAGGTTCATGAACGCGTTTGGTGTTGAAGGGTCGGATACCATATCAAAACAAATCAACTGAAAGTCATCCTGAACCATGTTAATACCATTCTTCTCTTGGAGAGACCCTAACCCTCTAGATGAAATACCCAACGTTACACCTGCTTCTACAAGACTTTGGAGTATCTTTCCTGAAGGGGTTGGCAAAACCTTCATCTTGCCGTAACACTTAGGGCCTTCCATCCAAATATCTGTGATTAGGTGTGAAGCATTGTTCAGGTTTACAATAGGAGAATCAGGATGATCAAGTTCTCCTAGGGCCCTGTTAGAACTGACTAGTCTCTTGTAGTTGTTCACTTCTCTCATGAGAACTTCCTGACTGTACATGCGGCCGTTGCCGTTTTTGACGCCTGCTTCTTGCATTAGTCCGGACAACATACACCCGCCCTCAGAAACAAACTTCTTCTCTGCCTCTGTTAGAAGATCCTGGCATATACCGCCATCGCAAAGTTCATAGTATTCTCTTATAAGTTTCATAATATTCCTCTATCGCGGGGGCCACCCGCTGCAGCTAGGCTCCCTTGCAGCAATTAGCAACTGGCCTTATATACCATCTTATGTTTGTAAAGTTGTTCATAGTAACTCCTAGTTATGATCGACCCTAATACCTTCGTCTCCGAAAGTGGAATCAAATATGTAACTAATCATAGAGCCTACGCACCCCATACATAGTGCTGTGGCAAAAGAATAGTCAAAATTAAATAGTTTAGTATAGTCGTTTAGGGACCACAAAAATATACCTGACCAGAAGCCGGTGCACATAGTACAAGATAAAAGCTTGCCGAACCAGCCTTCAGTTGGTCGGATTTTATCAAAGATTTTTCCGTATACTAGGATTTGGGTGAGACCGGCGCAGGCAAGAGAAAAATAAACGAAGCTCATTCTTCCTCTTCTTTGTTTTCTCTCACAAGCGAGTAGTTGTACATAAACCCATATGGTCCGCGGGTGAAACCGTGGGAACCCTTCTGAGCTGAGTGTGGAACGTCTCCTAGTTCTGTCGAGTCTTCGACACCAGGGCGCAAGAGGTTATCCAAATGAGCATCATCAATCTCTTGAGATCTTCTGAAGAACGGGCGCTCTTGTGTGATGTATTCATGAATAGCATACAAACAAGCTTGCAGAGGGTCAACTCCTGGTACTTTTGATTCTAACATGCTGCATTCCATGGAACCATGAACATTGCCTCCTCTAATCGAAGCTCTGTCGATGACACCTCTTTTTGCAAGGTACCCAAACATGCGATCTTGTGCACTGTAGACCTTGTCGCTTAGTGTATCTTTTGGAAAAGTAACACACTTTTTGGATTCAACAGATAAAACAATATCGATATCCTCATGATCAAATATCAAAACATTGCCGTCCAATGTACGGCGTGCATGAAGTGATATTCGTGGATCCTTTTCTAAATTAACTGATACTGTCATCTTGCTTAATCTCTTCTACTAGTTCTTGGGTCTTCAGCACAACTTCAATCAAGTCTGCATCTATCTCTTTTTCTTTGTAACCTTCTAAGATAGAGTATACCTTATCTATCTTATCTTTTAAATTAATATCGTTACAAACATCTTCATCTTTTTTACATTCCTCAAGACCTTCCTTGAGCTTTCCTATTTCTTCGTTTAGGTAATACTTAAGCTCAACACCGTTATCAGAGAAGGATGAGATATACTTCCCTAGGAGGTTCTTTTGGTTCTCATTTAGAATTCCAGAGTATTCTTCATTGAACTTTGTCACGAAAGTATTATACACGATATTATCCACAGGCTGCTGCACTTCTTGTTGTGTCTCGCAAGATTGTGACATTTGCTGTATTATACTTTCTTCTAATAGAACTCTGTCCTTTACGGGGAGCGCTTCTTGAAAAATCGAATACACAGACGCGATGCTCTTATAGTTTGGGACAAAGTTATTAAATAGGTTTTTCGAGAGCGTCTTATTTATCTTGTTTATTAGGGCGCTCTGTTCTTGGAATATCGTTCTCTTGTTTAGGTCTGAATACTTCTCTTTAGCTTCTACTACTATTTTCTCTGCTAATCTCTTTTCGATTGCCCTTGTTTCGTAAACGCTCTTGTAAAGGTCCAATTCCTTATTAAGTTCTGTTCCTTGTGCAAAATGCTCTTTCATTATTGAAACAATCTTATTTTGCTTATTTTTGTTGTTTTTAACAATCGATCTAGTCAACTCTCTAACAAGTGCCTCATAAACAAATGCTGTATTTCTTTTTTTATTATGCTTCAGTCTCATCTTTGTTTTTCCTCGACTTTAAATCCAAATTCTCAAACAAAACTTTTAACTCTTCTTGATTTTTCAAAAGCTTCTTTTCTTCTTCCTTAGAGTAAATAGTTAGCTTACTCTCGTAAACACCTGTACCGCGGACTAGTTGTGACAACTCGGATGCTCCTGGGAGAGTTTTCCTCTTTGTTCCTGTCTCCGGAGTGGCCGCTCTATTCATGTTTTTCTTTCGAGGCCCAGAAGATTTTCTTCTATCGCCTGCCGCACTGTTCATTCTTGGCTCATACCATCCATGAGACTTTTCAGTAGTGGTCTTGGTTTTGCCTCCCTCGCGTTTGGTTCGTTTGCCTATGTCGTCATCTCTCTTTGCTGGTGGGGCTGCGAGAAGGTCTCCCTCTTCAGGGCCTGTGTCTGCTGCTGGTTCTTCTGCTCCGCCTCCCAAGTCTCCTCCGAGATCGAGACCTGCGTCATCGGCTGGTGCACCTAGTTCGGGTTCAAGGCCAGCGGCACCTTCGCCGCCGGCTTCACCCAGGTCACCGCCTAGCTCGCCCCCTGGAGCTGTAGCTGCCGCCTGTTCTGCTTCTGCAGCTGTCTCTAGGGCAGCTTCGAACCTACGATCATAGAACATCTCTCTTCGGTTTCTAATAAATTCCTCGTCGGACATGCCAAAGAGCTTCTTTGCGAGCCACTGCTTCGAGAAGAAACCCTCTGTTGCAGAAGATGCTATATCAAACTTGTTTTTCCAATGCTCAAGCTCTTGCATTTCAGCGATCTTTGAAGGATTGTTTAGCGCAACCTTGAAACTTACAAGATCTTCATCGCGATACCCAAGAGTGTAAAGATGAATGATCCCGACTTTCTCCAACTCTGAGACAATAGAACGCTGAAGCCTTTGTATTGTTCTTGCGAAGCGAACATCTTTCTGAGCCAGTGTTGTCTTGTCTTCTGCTGCCTTGTCAGAATCAGATGAGAGATAAGATGCAGGAATTTTCAGTGCTGAAAATAGTTTATCTCTTAGGTACTTGACGTCGTCGATGTCACCTGTATATTTACCTCCTGCCAGTGGTTCAATCTTTGTGCCACTCTGGCCACCACGAACAGGAATGAAATAGTCTTCTTCAACTGAAAGAGGGTTGTAACGTAAATCAACTCTACCTGTGTCTGCGTCAACAACCTGGTTTCTCTTCATCTGTGTCATAGCTTTTTGCATGTATTGTTCTATGTCTTGCGGTGGTATAGAACCGACATCGATATAGAAAACTCGACGTTCAGGTGATCGGACAATACGATATGCCATCATCGCATCTTCAATCAAGGTTAGCTGTCTCCATATTCTACGAGAAGGTTCGAGCACAGAGGTTCCGTACGGATTGTACTTGTCCTGTCCAAGAACTCTAAAATGTGCAACTTGCCAATTTTCAAATGTAAGGCCGGCAGAATTCCACTGATATTGGACATAGTTTGGATTCTTTTTATCTTCGCCTTCCATTCTTTCAAGCTCGGATGTTGGCATGCCAATTACGCTTGTAATACCTAACCTGTCGTCCAGATCCAAATATAAAAAGAAATCTCCATACTTACACATCGAGCGACACCAAGAGAATAAATTATATTCAACATTTAAAATATCATAATACAACGATTCAAGGATGAGTTTGATTTCCTCATTGTCACAGTTAACACCTAAAACCTTCTGAAGACCACTGTGAGTTGTCATCTCATCTGCATAGATATCAAGAGCAGACGCTATTTCTGGAGTGTACTCCATTTGATCAAAGTCAACATACCTTTCAGTTCTCGCCTGGCTGGCCATGGCCTGAGCTTGCAAGTTATCGTATGGGTTATACGCAGTCTTCTTAAAATCTTTTCCGCTGGCGGAAGTAAACTTAGTAGAATACTTGTCCAGGTCGATGCGCCTTAATCTGTGGTTTGTCTGTGTTCGGTAATTTGTTAGGGGCCCTGAGAGTAACCTTGTAAGCCTCCTAAACAGTAAACTCTGTGGGTTTCTTGTGTTGTTCTTGTTTGTTTTTCTATTGTTAGCCATTTTTTATCCCTTAAAAAGCCATGGAAATTCGTTCAGCGCCTTTCCATGCTTTCTAGCGTCGTCATGAAGTTTCATATTCCTTACACCAATCATTCCCTTAATCCTAGTATCGAGCTGATGAGAACTTTTAGTTATTGCCCCAAGAAACGCTTTATTATACTCAAGGTCTTTTTGGTTTGATGAAAGTGCTGTGTCTCTGACCCAACAACCTACGGCGCAAGCCATAATTAAGTCGTCGTTATAAGACCTCATAGCTTCTGCTCGGCCATGATTCCACACAAATGTCTTCATCTCTGCCAAAAGGCGTGTCGAGTATATCTTAATTAGGTTGTTTCTTACAAATTCTTCCATCTTTGCTATTATCAGAGGGCGTGTCTTAGAGGTCATTGAGAAGCCTGCAACTGCATTGCTCATGTTTTCTGCGCGATACTCCTCTATAAACTCGTGTGTCGACTTTATCGAAAAGTAAAGATTAGGGTATGAAGCTTCTCTCAATTTATCCAAAACTGCAAAGCCTACTGAGTTGTTCTCTACTACAAGCAATGCATTACCATATTCTAACCCAAGATCGTATAAAATTTTAGAGAAAAGATCAGGAGCTACTTTTCCTCTATACTCTGCTACAACTTCCATAGTAGTCGTCTTAAAAACAAGAGCAGTTGAAAAGTCTTTGCCATCGCCTCTAGCGACGTCTGCAGAGATAAAGTAATCTTGAGCTTCCTCTCTGTTTTCCCAAATCCAAAGATTTCTATCAAAACCTGTCCTATATCTTGGCTCGGTGCACATATTTAGATAAGTCTCTAGATCTTCTGATGAGAACACTGTTTCACCTGACATATTGAAGTTGCACTCCAGCTCTTGTGCAATTTCTCGCCTGGACATATTCTTTGTTTCTTTATCAAACCAAGAGTTGTCTCGATCTGGGTGGACAGACCACGGAAGTATGGTTGGGTGAAAATCATTAGTGCCACTTTCTGATTCTGTATATATCTTATGAAACCAATTACCTACACCGTTTGGGGTAGATAGGGCAATACAACGGCCACCGGTAGACAGAGTAGGGTAAAGACCCATCCACAAATCATCTAGCCCCTCTACATGGGCAGCCTCATCGATTACGAGCAGCGATAGAGCTTCCGATCGGCCTGCGTCTCCAGAAGTTGAGGATGCTTTTATTTGTGAACCGTTTGACAGAACAAAACTTGTTCTATTGTCAATGTCGACATCTGATATCTTTAGCCATGGTGGTAGATTTTTTATTATTGCTTTTACTTTCTTTACAAGGTTTGCTGCCGTATTAAACTTAGTTGCAATAACTAAGACGTTCTTTTCTCTGTGGAACATCATAAGCCACGCAACATATGCTGCTGTGATAGTAGATATACCTAACTGTCTCGCTTTCAAAATCACATTAAAGCGATAATCTTCAAAGTCTTTTAGCAGGTCTTTTTGAAAATTATAAAGATGAAAAGGTATCAATCCTTTTTGGGGATGCGTAATCTTCGCATAGGTATTGATGAAATAGTCAGGGTTCTTTCCGCACTTGACTATCTCTTTCATTATTTCTTTCTTAGAAAGAGAGAATGCCATTTTTTAACTACTTCTTTAGGCCACCGAGTTCTAGCCATTTTCTTGTGGTAGAATCTAATCTATCTTCACTCTCGGGGGAATTGTCTTCTGAGCCCAGTGATGAAATCTTATAACACTTGTGAACCTTTACGCTGCAACGGATGCGAGAAATGTACTCAACAAGAACGTCGCATTCACTTGGGTCCGACAAACCAAGAGCTGATTTCTTTATCTTTTTATATTCTTTCTGTATGAAAGATTTTACCTTTTCAACCATTGATTCCATTTCACTTTCGAAACCGTTTGAGTGGACCTCTTTAAGAGGGATTTCCGAGTGGTATTTAATGTGAAGTCTATCTCCGGAGATGTGACAGCCGAAGCCATCGATCACGCGATGGTCAACGAGTGGGTTTCCCTCTTCTCTACGAAGACCAATCTTTACTGGTTCTCCGCTTTCGTCTAGGGCACCATCGTAGGTGTTCGCCATTACTTGGGAGATGCAGTTAACAATTTCTAAAGTTGTAGCCATGTGTAAAATTCCTCTACTATAAATAGTTTGTAATATAAATAGTTACTTATTTGGTCTCCAGCCCGATTTCCAGCGTTCTTCTCGGTCCTCAACATATTGTATATAACAGTTAAAACAGCATTCAAACTTTGTCATATATAGGTCATCGCGACTAGATAGCGAATATACATTACATACAGGGCACTCCCTCGAAGCAGTTTTGTTATCTTTTTTTTGGATTATTTCAAACCCGGGTTTGGAAAGCCTTTCTTTATTAGTCTCTTTTTTGTTATAAAACTTTTTTAGATCTTCAAGATATGCTTTCTCTTTATCTTCATCCCAAAGCTTTTTTGGATTTTGGATTGCCTCAGTGCCATATTTATCTTTTATGGCCTTTTCGTATTTTGCTATTTCGTTGTAATCTAAGTCTTTTTTCATTTTGTTGCCAACACTATTGCTAAAACAACTGCAGCGCCTGCTGCAAAGCCACCTGTTGCCCAATACAAAGTGTAGTCATTCGGGCGCTTCAAGGCTGCAGTCTCTAATCTTCTAATTTCTTCATTTTTAATTGCGAGGATGTTGTTGTTCTCCTCAACCATGGTAGCTATCCTGAGATTAAGATTCTGAATATCCAAAGAGTATCTTGCTCTTTCTTGTTCTAGGGCCTTGTTTGTTTTTATTTTACATCTCTCGTCTTCAAATTCTGAAGTAACTTGAATTTTAGCTGTTGCGATGTCATCAAAACACCATGCATCAAATGATACACTCTGGCCCTGCAATACCCTTGAGAACCTACCAGTTTCAGGATTTGCTATAGCTGTCGTAGATATGAAGCTACTCAATAAAAGTAAAACCAAAACTCTTTTCGATTTCTTTCCGAACCACATCTGCTTCCCCTTTTGACGTTTCAACAATTTCTTTTATTCTCTTCTTCTCTTTTGAGCTTAGTTGCTTTTCTTTTTCAGCGTACTTTTTCTCAATTATTGAAATCGTCTCGTGATATTTTGCTATTAATTTATCTCTCTCTATAATCTCATCATTGTGTCTTTTTTTTAATTCTTTTATTTGTTTTTCATAAGAATCTTTTTTTGCGTTCAGGACATCAATTATTGCTTCGGAGTTTCTTCTTGAAAGAAAATACACAACCATCGACCACAACAACAATAAAGGGATCTGCCAATGAGCTTTGAGCCATATCCAGCACTTGCTGGATATGCTTTTAAATGCTAACCAGGACACGCTTATGCTCCGCTAGGGCCGTGCTTCCACTTTACAGCCATATCTACGAGTGCTTGAGTGCCAATGTACGCTAGTGTAATAGCGGTCCAATTATCACTAGTAACTGTCCCGTATGCACACAATCCTGTTGCAGTCAACCAAGCTAGAAACTTTCTTGATATAAATCTCTCTGTATATTTGTCGGCAAATGCCTTAATCTGTGCCACCATTTTATCCTCCTAAATGTTGACATGAGCGAAACCGTCTTTACGCTCGATGTTTATTTGCATATCTACGCAGTCCTTAAGACCGTCTAGATGTGAAATAAGTAGGACAGTTTTAAAATAACCCTTGATCATATCAAGTATTCTCACAAAACCTTCCATATTTTCTTCATCTAGGGCCGTTCCGGGCTCGTCTAATATAAATAGATCCGACTTTGGTAAACTAGACACTGTCAAAAATGCCAAGCGGATTGCCATCGATGCAATTGTCTTTTCTGCTCCGGAGCCCATCTCCAGCGGCCGCGGCTCGTGCTTTGCATGTTTGATAAAGATATCTAACTTATCTTCATTGTTAGTAATGAAAACTTCAAAGTCTACAATATTTGTGAGGATCTTTGCAATCTCTTGGTTGATAAATGGTAGTCTTCTTTTTATAATTTCATAGGATACACCATTTGGATGGCAACAGGTCATCAGCAAGTGATAGGCTGCAAAGTCATCCTTTAACTTCTCATATTCATCTTTCTGTTCCTCAACATGAGCTAGCTTCTGTTCCAGGGATCCTTGCTTTTTGTGGAGGTTCAAGATCTTGTTTTCACATGCTTCCAGCTTCTTTTCTACGTTCTCGTTCTCAAGAATGATTTCATCCTTGTTAGACAACAGCTCCTTAAGATTTTCTATTGCATCCCTGTTCTGTTCGTACTCACTGCTCTTACTTTGAAGATGCTCTAACTCAACCTGTTCTTTGAACAGTAAACTATCCGCCTTCTCTATTGCAAGCTTGTTTGTTGCAATGGAGGTTGCCAAAGTGTTTCTCTTGTCTACCAACAAGTTATACTTTTCGATATGTTCTGCAACTTTCTCAGGTTCAAAAGATCTTATCTCTTCTCCAATCTTATTGGCACCAAAAGCATGCGCAGCTATTTTCTTTTCTGCAATCTGTATCAAGGGGCCTGCGTCATGTGCATCTCTAATGAACCTACACGATGGATACTCTGACCCACAGGGAACTTCCGACAACAGTGTCTGCTTCTTTATATGATTGTCTTTCTCTGTTGTGATAGACTGAACTGAAGACAGTAGGTTGCTAAGTTCTTTCTTTTTGTTTTCAATTGCTTCTTTCTTTTTCTGGTATGATGATATGTCAAACTGTGATAGAAAAGCTGCTATGTTCTCAAACTTCTCCTCACTGACTTCAAGTTGCTTAATGGCCTCGGTTTTCCTCGAAGTCTCCCTTAAGATTGTCTCTTTTTTCTGCGATATCTTCCTGGAAGTAATTACCGGGTCTATAATCTCTGCTGGTACAGATTCAATCTTTGCTGTAACTTCTTTAAGCTTTTTGTTGTTTTCCGCAATTTCATCTTTTAAAGATGAGCAGCTAGCCTTGTTTGATTCTATTCCTAATTCACTATTCGCTATATCTCTCTTAAGAGAAACTATCTCAGTCTCGAAATCAATACCCTCTAATCTTCTAAGGGCTGCTTTGGTGAGTGCTGATTCCTCCTTGGCCAGTTTAAACTTTTTATCAAATATCTCTAAGTCTAAGAACTTCGCTAAGAATTCTTTTCTCTTAGTTGACCCTTCATTAACAAATGATAGCGAATCTAGTTGACTTGCCATCGATGTGGTTAAAAAGTCCTGGATCGTACCAAAGTACTTTCTTACGTTCTTGTCTGTGTCTTGTCTAGAAGTACCGTTCAGGCCTTCTGTATTGCCTGCCATGTCTTTTTTATAAAACTCTAGGTCTGTACTTGCTTCTTTGGTTTCAACGCCCTTAAGGCGCTTTGTGTACTTCTCAGACGTCCGCTCTACCACATACTCCGTGTCGTCGATCTTTATAGTTGCAGTTGCAGAACAGCCTGGTTTATTTTGATTAATGATGTTTAGATTTTTTCTAATAGATTTCGAGGTTGAATTATACATAGAATATAATAAAGTATCAACGATTGATGACTTCCCTGAATAATTCTTTCCAAAGATGCCGACAATTCCTTCCAACTTATTGAAATCTATACTGTTTCCTTCTCCGTAATTAAATAAGTTATCCCACTCCAAAGACTGAAGTGACCAATGCACGTTACGCATTACGTCCTCTTCTTCCTCTACTCTGACATTGTATTTTCTGTTTAGATCGTAGACCTTTTTCATGACAGCATCTGTGACTTCAAATTCTTTAAGATACTCATCTATTAGAGATTCTTGAGTTTTTATATCTCTTAAGTCCTCCTGCTTCATCCCATCAGGAGCCTTGACTGTGATCTGTTTTCCTGCAGCTCTATTCAAGTATGTAACTGATTCAGGGTTGTACCTATACTTGACTATATCAACCGCTTTTCTTACTTTGTCCAGCGTAACGTTTTCATCTGATACTATTCTTAGTCTTGCTCCTTCGGGTGGCTTCTTTCTTGGAAGGTTTCCAGCCTTTGTGAGTTCCAACGTAATAAAAGGCTTTGGATTAGTAAAAGTAATAAGCCTGTTGGTAAACTCATCTCTATTCTCTATATCCCAAAGCAAGTATCCCTTGTCTAAAGATTCACCAAAATTCTGCTGCACTGTGGATCCCGCATACCATATGCGACCTTCTTTGTCCAGTTTTTGTGTTTTGTGTATGTCACCTAGAAACGCGAAATCGAAATCGTCGAATATCTCTATGCTGTGATCACCACCGAGCGTCCAATTGCTATCTGTCTTTGATTTGTCGATGGCGCCATGATAAAGGGCAATGTTGACAGCATCAGGGTTGGTTGGCTTCACCCAATTGTCTTCGTCAAAGACGGATAAGACATTTAGGCTGAAATCTTCGTTAAGCTGTACCTCTCCTGCGTTCTTAATCAAAATCAATCTTGGTGAATTGATTGCTTTGACTATTGGAGAAAGGGCGTCCTGTCTGCTGCCATTACGTAAATTACCATCATGGTTTCCCAATATGATATAGGTTGGCGCTATGGCTGATAATTCTTCAAAGAACTCTCTACATAAATCCACAAACTCTGGTGAGATTTGTGTCTTTGTGTGTGCAATGTCTCCACAATGAATAATATAGTCGACATTTTCTTCTTTTAGTGATTTGTATAATTGTTTGAATACTTCTCTATATTCAAAATGATATTTTAAATTACGGATATGAGTATCCGCAATATGCGCGAATCGCATATAACCTCCAGTGCTATTTTTCTATATTATATCAGAAACAAGTACTGGTGTCAAGAGGTCTTTTTAAGTCCGAATTCTTCGAGTTGGTTTGGTGTCAGCTTCTCAAGAATAATCTGAAATGCCAACTTCTCTGATTCTGTTAAAGAATTAATATCGCCTGTTGTTGCGAGATGGTCCATTTCTTCTTTGATTATTTCTTTTAGTCTTCGCTTTGTGATTTGCATGGTTGAACTCCGTTAAAAGTCAAGTTTATAGTGTAAATAGTCTAAATCTGTTATAAAGTCAGCATTTTGTTTCCTCTGCAGGAACTCGTCTCGTGGCATTTCGGCCGCGTCTTCATATGGGGAAATCTCAATTGATCTTGTGGCAATGCCATA